CATAAGCTTCGTTTAGTGCCCTGACTATCGAATTGACCGAAGGTATCTGGAAGAAGCTTCCTTGAGCCTCATCCCAGAACGGCTGACCATCAATCTTCCAGCTATCTTCTGAGGCTAGGTCTTTAGATGCGGCGTAGTTACTTGTGATAACTCGTGTGCCACAGGCTTGTGCCTCGACTGTCGGTATACCGAAGCCTTCTCCGTATGAGGTGCTAAGCAACACATTCATTGCGGTGTAGAAGCCAGCCATGTGCTCTTCTGGGTATCCGGCTCTGAGTAAGTATGGGTCTGGCATAAGAACATTGTCTTTAGGTATTCCCATTGCCTTTAGTAGAACAGCAATGTCAAATCCACCGTAGCCTCTGCCTGGTTCAGTGTGAATGTAAAGCAAACTATCTGGATGCGATTTGAGATGCATAGCGAAGGCAAGCAGGTTTTCAGCGTAAGCCTTGCGATGAATCTGACCATTTGATTTGTTAGCTGCAACTATTCCGACTAAAAATGCATTTTCAGGAATTCCCATAAACTCTCTTACATCTTTTCCTGAAATCTCAAATGTAGGTTTGTAGACATTCGTATCTATACCGTGAGGGATGTAGGTAGATTCCAAACCGAGCCCTTCCATAATCTCTTGACCATGTGGAGCCATCGTTACAGGAATGACATTTGGTTTTATTAGAAACTCTCTAACCGCTGGTGTGATGGTTAGGTGATCCATCGGAACCCATGAGATTATGTCGCCCTTATAGTCCATCTGGTTGTAAACCCAAACATCGTAGAGCGTCATTAGATACGGCTTGTAGTCAGGATGCTTGCCGTGGAAGTCTGCTGCCCAAATTGGGTAGACATCCGCAGAATAAAGTGTCAGTCCCTTTGGGTAGTGTGGGATTTTATTTGAACCGAATACTAGCTCTGTTTGCTGGCCTTCAAGTCCGTAGTTACTGAGAGCAGCTACCTTCATTCCATGCCTAAGCATGCGAGTGATTAGTTGCTTGCCCTGCTGTCCGTAACCGGTAGGTGTTCCTGGTGAATTGCTACCGAATGCGATAGCAGCTTTTAGTAGGTCGTAGGTTGCCATAGTCACAGTGTATAAAAAGAAACCCACCCAAGCAACCTACAACTTGGGTGGGTCTCGCTTATTTCGTCAGAAACTAAGCAGCGTTTCCGATGAAGTATTTGACATGGGAGCTGTGAGTGATGTCACCGTCAAGGCGAATCAAGAATCTCCATGTGGTCAGATCGGTGTTGAATGCGAAGTCCTGGCTAGAAGCAACCTGGATTCCACCTGCTACACGAACCTTGTATGACGAGAGGTCACCGAACAATACAGACTTTGCCGAAAGGCCAGTGTCCGCCATGTGTGGGTTCTCGATTACACGGAAGCCAGCGAAGGTGTCAGGGTAGCCAACGCCTACCTGGTATAGGTAGTTGCCAGCGGTGTCCTTGAGCTTACGCATCTTTCCGATGGTTGCACCGTTTGCCATGAATGCTGCACCTGGCATACGGCGAACTGCACCGTCAACCGAGTAAGCAAGGTCAATTAGGTTGTCAGCGGTGAACTGGCCTGTTACGGCAGTTCCACCAGTGATACCAGAACCAGCAGCAGGAACAATGCCTCGTGGCTTGTCAGATCCGTCACCTAGGGTTAGAACATTGTTCACACCGTAACCAATGCCGTTACCAGCCTGGTTAGCAAGGTGAGAAGCTAGGTCAAAACCAGCGTCTGTTACTAGCTCGTTGGCGGCCTGGATGAGGAAGCCATACTTGTAAGCTCCGAGAGTGATTGAGCTGTAGGTAGGCTCGGAAGCCGATACAGTTCCACCAGCGGAGGTCAAGGTAGCAGTGCTGTAGGCAGTTAGGGTTGGGATGGTTAGGTCTTCACCGGAAGTGGTGTTGATAACCTCTGGAACCTCTAGCATTGGGCCTACTAGGCGAGCAACATCGAATACCTGGTCGTAGAACGACTTAGGAACGGTGTTGGATGATGGAGTTAGAGCAGCACGAGTGAACTCGTAGTTACGCTCTTCTCCCTTGGCAAGTGAACGGAAAATGTCAGCGGCTGAACGGCTTTCGCTCACCGATGGAACAAATCCCTTAGCAGCAACGGAAGCCTCTAGGCGGCGTTCCTCGTTACGCTGTGCGACAGCAATGGTCTCGTCAGCCTTGCGGATGTCGGCCTCAATGCGGTCAATTTTCTCAAGTTCAGCAGCGTCAAGCCCACGGCCTTCCTTCTCAGCACCTTCGATTACATCTCGAATCTGCTCAGTGAGGTTGGCACGGAGCTCCTGCTGAGCCTTTACAAACTCAGACATTTAGTCTCCTTTATTTCTCTTACTAATGATTTACCAGTGGCGTTGACGCTCAACTGAACACGGCAGAGCTAACTCACATCCGATAGTAAAAGTTTACAGGAGGTAGGACACGCTAGACATAGCAAAGCCCCCTGAACCAAGAAAACAGGAGGCTAGTGCTTACCGCTTTTCAATAGGTGCGGTGACCCGTGTTTCTCTATTGGTCTTGTCAAAAGCAACTTCAACAGTTTCTTCTGGCTTCAGAAGCTTCTCTACTGCCTTAGCCATGTCATCTACAACCGAAACGATTGCACCTGATTCAGGGTTTCCAGCAGCAGCTAGGAGAGCCTTTTTGATTTCTTCTTTGCTTGGCATCTTAGATTCCATTCAGTAGTAGTTCGAGCTTCTTCTTCTTCAGTGCCAGCATAGCCTGTCCAACCGAATTATCGCTAGGCTCTGATCCCTCTGACTTTGGCATCAGGGTTTCTACGGCTTGCTGAATTAGACGACCCTCATCCTCGGTAAGAGTTTCGCCTTCCTCAAGTTTGTAAACAGCATCTGCTAGAGCATCAGCGTCAATGTCAGCTCTCTTAGCAATCTTGTCTAGGCCACGAACAGCAACAGTGCCAGCCGTAGCGGTATATGCTGGCCAGCTAACCAAGGAGACCTCGAATAGACGAACCGAATTCAAGGTTCTCTCTGAGCCATCCTCTGACCATGAATCTCCTCCAGCAGGAACACTAAAGCCGAAGCTCATTGCGTCAACATCTCCACGGCGTAGCAGCTCAGCAACATCACGACCACGAGAAGTGTTCGGTAGTAGACCATCAACCCTCAAACCTTTGTCATCTTCTGTAAGCATAAGAGTTCCAGCACGAGTTGAGCCAAGAACCTCGCCAGCATCGTGATTCCAAAGGAACTTGATGTCATTGCGGGCTCTCAGGGATTTGCGGAATGCACCTGGTGCGATTCTCTCGATAAAAGGCAGAGGCTCACTAGCAGAATTGAATACAGCAGCGTAGCCACTGAATCTCATGCCATCGCCTTCTTCACGAACCTCGATGGAGGTTGGAGTTCTGCGTGTTTCTATCTTTGACAATGCTTCGCCTTTCGCTCGGCCTTCATTTTCTTCTTCAATTCTAGCAACTACACCTTCTGCATAAGTGAGTGCTCGTTGTGCTGCTCTCTTTGATGGGCCTGATCCCCAAAGCAAGTGTGCAACTACACCAGGGCTAGGATAATCAGGCGAATCAGGTCTTGCGGCGGGACTATCCAAATCAGGAAGATGACGAGCAATCCAAGCCCGAATCCTAACCCATTTATCAGCAGTGACATTGCCAGCTGCCATCGCTCTCGCCTCACGGATTGTTCTTTCAACCAAGCCATCTCCGCCATACCCCTCTTCGTAGTATTTGAGACCTCTACGAGCAGCTGCTCGCATGTAGGCTGGGGGCTCTAGGTTTACTTCTCGGTATTCTGTTTCAGACATGGAGTTTTCTTCCATATCGTCATCTTCTTCTTCATCTTCTGGTTCATCACTGGGTTCAGGAAGTGGAGCAATCTTTGTAAGTGTCGAGAACTTGTGGGCAACATACACATCGGTATCTTCCCATCCGTCTCTGACTGGTTGGTATACCTGAATCAAGGCAGCAGGGTCTTTTTCCGTGCCATTGACTGTAACCGAAGAATTAGGTGGATTGATAGATCCGTTGTCTACAATCTCTTGAATTTCGCCACGGGCCCTACCACCCGAAGAGTTCCAAGATACATAGTCACCGACTTTGAGGTCGCCTGGTAATGCACGAATGTCTCTTTCGCCACCTGGCTCAATGCCTTCTGATAATGAGATAGCTACCATCTGGTCAAGTGCTTCTTTTTTGGTGTTGTGGCAAGCCATGACTTCGCCATCTTCTTTGACTACTGCCCAGCTTGAGCATTCTGAAGATTTGTCAGTTATGTAATAGGGCATTATGCCAGCCTCGCTTCCACGACAACAGTTCCACCGAGTGCGACAGCCGTGCCGTTTATTGTGATACCTGCGGCATTTACATCAATGCCAACAGTTTGAGTTCCTGAGTTGTAAGTAATCGGAGAAGTAGCAGCAACTACTCCAGCGGGGCCCGTTGCACCTGTTGCTCCCGTTGCACCTTGGATACCTTGTGGCCCTTGTGGCCCCGTTTCTCCTTGAATACCTTGAGGCCCCTGCGGCCCTGTCTCTCCTTGAATGCCTTGAATACCTTGTTCGCCCTGTGGGCCAGTAGCACCAGTTTCCCCCTGTATGCCTTGTGGCCCTTCTGGGCCTGTTTCCCCTTGAGGGCCTTCAGGGCCAGTTTCGCCCTGGATACCCTGAATACCCTGGATGCCCTGTTCGCCTTGAGGGCCCTGTGGGCCTGTCGGGCCAGTGTCACCCTGAATACCTTGAATTCCTTGCTCACCCTGTAGCCCTTGTGGGCCAGTCTCGCCTTGAGGGCCAGTCGCCCCTTGGATACCTTGCTCACCCTGTGGGCCCTGTGGCCCCGTTGCACCTGTTGCCCCAGTTGCACCAGTGGCTCCAGTAGCACCGGTTGCACCCGTTGAACCTTGAATACCTTGTGGGCCTTGTTCTCCCCTTGGAATGACAAAGCTAAGAGTTTGATTGGGTGCAGTTCCAGAAACTGTTACCTCAGCGTCTCCGCCTGGAGCACTTGCTGTAACCGAATCTATAGTGAGCGTGTTAGCTGGGCCAACTGCTCCCTGAATACCTTGAATGCCCTGCGGGCCAGAGTTGCCTAAAGTTACGGTTGTGTTGGTTTCAGTTACGCCAACATTTACAACCGAATTTTGAACCGAAACAAGTGTGTTTGTTTCAGTAATCTCTAGGACAGAGGCTGACATTACCGAGTGACCTCAGCTTGGATTTGGAAAGTTCCCTGAATCAGTCTTGTAACAGTTGAACCAGAGTTCAGCTCTAAATCGTAAACATACTGACCAGCTTCTGCTGCACCCATAGCAGTTGCACCGATTGTCACGGCGATTGTGCCAGCAGTCCCACCGAGTGTGATACCAGTGCCGTTGGTCAGGCTAAAGATAGTTGCGGTTGCTGCTGGCGTAGTGCGAACCTGCATAGCAGCCGTGTAGTTTGTCAGATTGACAGCCGAACCACCGATTGTCCAAGTCAGGTTTAGGTCGTATGTTGCACCTTGGTATGCCGTGATGTTGTATCTGCCTGGGTTGATCATTAGATTGTCTGCCTCATCCAACTAACATTGTGTCCGTTTTTAGTGCTTACACAATAGATTTGTTCTAGGGGTTGTAATTGAAATTGATAGCTCTCAAGCTTTACAAGTTGTAGCCCAGTGCTTATTGTTACATCACTTCCACCAAGATAAACTTCAGCGGTGTTGTCGTTATTGTGAATGGTAATTATTGATGGATTAGTCCATACACCATCAATAGCAGTGGCCACGGTTCCAACTGAAGTTGTGCCATTGCTAATTGCCATCTTCTACCCCGTAAGTTTCTTTGACAGCTGCTGGGTCTTGTGACTGACCGGCATTCTGCAACTGAACGCTTGGAACGCCAGTGTGGTCAATAGCAGGTAGACCAAGTTTCTCCAGAGCGTCTACTGGGTCGAATCCAACCTGAATCAATCTCTGAGCCATGTCTACTCGTTCTGTCTGAGCAGATAGGTCAGCGGCATCAATGTTGACATTGGCCAGAGGCACACGAACAGTGTCGGCTGACGGATCCATGATTGGTGTCAAGTCCTCAAGTCGTCTCACATCGTTGATTGTCAAGAAGCCAGCTTGTAAACCAGTCGAAAATGCAGCCATTCTTGAGTTGATGTCTGCACGAAGTAGGCCATCAAGGTTGAACCGAATAAATGCGTTCTCTCCACCTGGGTAGCGAGCCATTAGCGGTGATAGTGCACCCTCAATCTTTTGAACGATTGGTCTGAGGCAGTGAGTTACCCAAGCAAGGTTGTTCTGCTCGACTGATGCGTAAGAGTTAGTGCCTGGCAGTCCGAGTAGGTGCGGTGGAATGTTGAAAGCACGGGCAACATCTTCGACTGCCATTCTGCGGCTGTCTAGGAACTGAGCTTGGTCGTTTGGCACATTGGTTGGCTTGTATTTCGCTCCGCCCGACAGGATTGCTGTCTTGTGTGCTTTTGCCCATCCCTTGTGGCGTGAATCGAATGCTTCTTGCATGACCTTGGCTTGATCTGCCGTAAGGTTGCCGTCAATCTCGATGACACCAGAGGTCTGAGTGCCTGAACCGAAGAATTTAGCTGCATAGTTTTCTAATGCCTTAGCTAAGCCGAAGTTTTCCTTCAGTGCTTCTACTCTTGACACTCCACGGATGTGTCCTGGGCGAACTACATCGGGAATAAAGACAACTTCGTCTGAAGAGAGCATTCTTCCCTCTTCTTTGACGACAAAACCAACTTGACCGATGCCATTGCGTTTGATTTCGACATCCATCGGGTTTAGAACTCTCATGTTGACAATTTCGCCCGACTGATTTGAATACAACCGAATAAATGCATTGCCGTCTAGCAACAGCGAGACAATGATTGAGCCGTAGAAGGCTTCCTTGGTTGTGTCAACATCTGGCTTAGTAATCCATGATGGTCTTGGACGGAAAGCAAAGCGAGCACCATCTCTGCGGATGTAAGCGTCTACGGGTAGTGTCGAGATTGTGTCGCTGATGAGTGAGACAGCCGAAAAGACTGGATTGACATGCAAAGCAGTGCCAGAATCAATCCTGACCCCAGCGTTGCTCTGAGTTTCTAGGAAGTCACCAGATCCCCAGATGGTTTGAAACGAGATTGCTCGTTTTTCAAATAATC